AAAGACCAATACCTGTAGCTTGGTCAGCAGTTTGAGTAATAGATAAATTGCCTTCTAATACTTCTGAATATGCAAATCCACCTTCACCACTTACAGTTAAATCACCTGAAATGGTCAGGTCGCCACCTATTGTACCGCCACCAGTTAAATGTGCCGCACTTACGAATTTCATAATCTACTCCTTAGAACATTGCCATTAAAGCAAAGGCAGTCTCAGCAGAATCAAACTGCCACTTTTTGATTGCCAATGGAAGAATTGCACCTTTTAAAAAAATATTTTTTGCCTGAGCGTTTGTCATTGTTGATGTAACATCGTCACCGAATGTTAACGTAAGGTCTCCACTACCACCGATTTCTGCAGCAACAACCACACCTCTTGGGACACCATTAGCCCCTGTTGCAAATGTACCAGAAGGTGTTGCATCTGCCGATGTAACGTATTCTACCTTAAACGCTGGAGAAAGGTTTTCTTGGACGGAATATCTATGTAGTTTGGGGGATTTGTTCATATCAGCCATTTATTCACTCCTTTGAAGTCGGGCTTAAAGGTCGGGCGAGACCGTGAATACCCTGTTAAATGATTAGGGGGGCTAAAAAGCCCCCCTTAACATACTCAACACAAAATGTTTGAGTCAATCCTTATATGGGGCTATTACCTCCCCAGTTTTAGATTTTAGTTTTTACAATGGTAAAATGTCGATTACTATCATCCCTGCGAATACAGCAGTAGCAACATGAACTTTTAAGTCATCGTCGCCAGCAGTGAACTCCCAGTTCGCATCATCTATTTCGGTTGCTCTGATAACATCAGTATCACCAGCCATAGTTAATGTTGCACCACCAAGTACAGATGAACTACCATTATCAATATCTAATACTGCAGCAGTTCCTGCCGTTGATATAGCATATACATCTACTACTCTAAATGAAATGGGTGTAGTGATGGTCATGGCAGGGTCATTGACCGCAACATCAGCAACATCAAATATAATTTGATTGCCTTGAATTACAGCCGTTCCCGTGCCTGCACCAGCCTGAGTCAATGTCAGTTCTGTTGCACCACCTTGAGTTCTCCACCAATTGCTCGACTTTTGCTTTTTAAATGCCATTACTTATCTCCTGTTACTCATCGGTCGTTGAAAAAATCAACGAACTTTGATTAACACAAGACAACTCAGCGGCAACATGAGCAGCGGATTGGTTCTTATAGAACGCATCGCCACTTGCTTCACCACCATCATCTTCAGCAAAAAAGTCTGCACGGTTATAGCCGTTGATTACCGCACCACCGAGTTCGATGGTGTTGGCATGGTCATCCACTTCAGAAGTGAAGTGAAGGTCATTAGCAACAGCTTTGCCCATTGCATTCTTACCGAACACAACTGCATTGTATACCCGTACACCACCAGCATCAGAGTGAAGTGTAACTTCAGAAGCGTCGAATCGTGCGGATGTAGTGGCTCCAAAAAAGTAGCCAGCTTCGTCCCATTCACGGACTCCAACGATATCTTCATAAATAGCAAAACCAGAATAATACCCAGCCATTCCATGAAGTTCTGGCATTTTAGCACCACCAGAACCCATAAAACCGTAGCGTTGGGCATTTTTATAGTCGCTATCTGCCTGTAATCCAGCAAGTTGTGCAGGATGAACTACCATACACCAAAACCTGTGACCATCAGCAGTTTCCATTTGCGGAATTTTTAATGCCATACATTTAGTACGCAAATCCCTTAAAATTGCAGCGGTTAAACCAGTATCACAAGTAGGTGCAGTAGCGGCAGTCGTGCCAACAGCAGCATCAAGCTGTGCATTGGTTTTGAGTGTCTTTGCTGTACCAACAGTAGTTAAAACAGCACCGTCGTTAATGTACCAGTTCGGGTGATATCTGTAAGGGAGACCAAGCCCATCGGATGCCGTACCGGTGGAAAGGTTAGGCGATACACCTTCATAGAAGGATTGAAATACAGCCTGATTTTCCCACTTGGTGAACCATCGTGCAAGTTGTGGTCTCGCTTCGTCCATCAGTTTAAAGACTTTCTGGCGTTGTTCGCTCATAGAACCAGACTTTTTCATAACCGCTTTACGAGACTGATTACAGTACGCACGCAGCCACTTCATAGCTTGGTCTTCACCAGTGCCTTTCAGAACTGTATCACCATATACGGGTGAACCAGATAATTCAGAAAGGAAAGGAATGAGCATATTATCCCGACCCTGAGCGACATAGTCGTTCAGAACTTCAATGGGATTCCCAGAAGGAGTGTAAACGGGGTTGCCGTTATCGTCCTGTGAGATGTCCACATTACCGGAGAACTTAGCCCAGAAAGTATTGAACCAACTTTCTTTGCGGAGCAGAGAGTTTAGAATTTCAACATTTGCAATCCAAGTTTGTGAGGATTCCATTTGTTAATCTCCTGTGTTTTTAGTTAACTGTTAAGCTGTCCATAGAGCTTCTGAAGTTCATCCACTGAAAGATTATCGAGAGTGCTGCGGAGTTCTTTCTGGCTCAGGTCAGCGACCCTTACCAGTTTAGCGTTCTTGCCTGTACCACGAACATCGACCTTTTCAACTTGCTTGGCTGAAGCATTTTGAATGTCTTGTCTGGCTTTACGCTCTCCTGACATCTGGTAGTTTTTTGCTACCTTGTCTACCCCAAATTCATCAATCATGGCTTTGTGGTAGGCTCTCTCGGTTAACAGCCCATTTTCAGTGTATTCCTTCGCTCGCTCATTGACAGCATTGAACTCATCATCAGATACCTCAATTCCATCGTCGTTAAAGCGTTGCTTCATTGTAGAAACAAACGCTTCATTATCACGACCATTCAGCCGTGATTCGAGATGTTCCTGCGTCCGTTTGTTAATCAGGTCGTTTTCCATCTCCCGAATAAGGCTGCGCTGTTCAGAAACAGCATCAGCATCATAAGGGTCGATTTCATCCAATTTAGCCTTTTCCGTAGAAAGGGCTTCCTGAACATCGTTCGCAGAGAGTCGTTCCAAAAGCTCGGTTTCAGACAAATCCTCGTCTTCTGCCGTTAGCTTGCGAAGTTCGCCAATTTCGTTGGACTGTTCCCCAATCATTTTTTGGGCATCAACAACCATATTGACAAGGTCATCCTTCGACTTGTCGTGGAACGGTGATGGTTCATTTCCATCGGTGGTGTACTCATCTGACTCTGCAGTTTCCTGACTCGATTCTCCACTTTCATGGTCTGCGTCGGCTACCGCTTCATCCGATTCGCTGTTTATATACAGCTCACCGTCTTTTTCAATAAGATTTACAGTAGGCTCTTTAGCTTCCTGTTCTTCTGTCTTCGGTTCAAATTTATTTTCAAGTTGCTGAAGCTCTTGTGTAAGAGCAGTATCTGTCTGCACTTCGCTATTTTGGTTTTCTGCCATTTTGTTTTCCTTTGTTGATTATATTACTTCTCTTTGCTCTGAATACATTTCGCAATGCATCTTTCTTTGTATACGGTATTCTACCCTCGTATTCATTTTCAACAACTTTTTCAGGTCGAATAATAGGTATATCTATAATATCATTAAAAGGCATTATTTCTTTTTCTTCCGTTTACCCCAAGAAAGGGGGTTAATATTAAATTCTTTTTCGTAGAAGGAGACTTTCTCTGCCAGCTCTTCTCTCTCAATCCTCTCGTCCACGATGTGTTTATCAAGTAAATCCCCAATCTGCTCATTTGCAGCAAGCATTTTATCTTCAAGTTCCCCCAACCTGCTTTCCACACGCCAATAACCATACACAAGCATACCGACCAAAACACATAACTGCCCCAGCCATTTGAGGTTAAGGCTAATAACAGCATTATCGTCAATAATAGTGCTATTATAACTTCGTGCTGTTTTAACTTTTTCACCCACTTCACTTATGATTTTTTTCTAAGTAATTTTACTTTTTTATATTTTTTGTATTTAGGGGATTTTTCTTCTCTTGTCTTTTTTACTTTAACCTTATACATACCATGCGGCATACTTTCTCTTGCGGTCTGTTTTTTCTTTTTCTTTTTCTTGGCGTACTTTTCGTATCTACCAGCCATTATTCAGCTCCCTGTTTTGCCCTGTCCTGCCCAATCTTCTGGGCTTCCAGCCTTAGTTTCTCTTCATCGGTCACCATGCCACGCTCGGTTTTCATGTTGTCCAATGTCTGTTTTGTTGAATCCAGCTCTGACTGACGCTGTGCAGCTTCTGACTGCATTTGCATAGTCTGGTCAATATATTCCACAAATTTCTCTGAGCCTGAGATGGGTGCATTCTCCACAAGCGTCCTGATATCCACGAGCTGCGGGTTGATGGAGCCTATCAAATTAGCGAGGGCTACCATACGGTTGAAGTTCTCTTCCTTCTGGGTGATATTGCTTTCACCTTCATCAAGCTCTACATAGAGTGATGGGTTCCTCACATCGTTAAAGACCTGTGCGCCAACGCTTAAATTCATAATCGTTTCAGCAAATACATCGTTTTCCTTGACCCGTATAACCCTGTCCATCTCGGAGTATACATGGCTGAAATTGTCTACAAAATCCTTGGCAAGCACCTTTCTCAGTCGGCTTAAATTTTTAAAGTAGGGATTAATGGCTGCAGCAGCACGCTGTACTTTCTGTTCGAAAAGAACCCCAGACTCTCCACTGCGTGCAGTCTCACCTTTCATAGCTTCAGAAATAAGCGAAACACGCTGTGCGAATGCAACGCTGTTCTCAGCATTTAGCATGATATCTGGCGGCAGCGAAGAAGGAGAAAGTCTCTGGGGTAAAATGGAAGGGTTATTCAGTTCATAAACCATGTTAGGCTGATTGCCTTTCTCCTTGAGAGCTTTTATTGTTTCTTTCTCACGCTTATCAATAAATACACCGCCTGAGAGTATCTGGGTCACATAGTCCCTGACCTGAGATTTAGCCTTATTGACATCGTCCTGAATGTCAAGCAGGTGGTCAACAAGCGACGTTTGTTCGTTTATCTGGACATTGTAGTTGTAACTCCAGACCGGGAAGCAGTCAAAATTTGATGTGGGCTGTTCCATATCGTCGTCCTTGACGATAAGGTTCTTGAAATAGGGTATGATTGTTGTCACATGAATCTGGTCTTTATTGAACTCATTGACCATCATCAGGCTGGGATTCTCTTTTCTCAGCTTACGGTACTCGTTTCTCGGCAGAATCATGTAATCATTACCATCGAATACATTCACCATCTTGGTCGTGACCCGTTCCTGCATCTCAAGCACCCGATAGCGGTCATTTATCTTGTCATAGTTCTCCAGATTGGATGAGTAGGTCTTATCGGTCATGCGACGGATTGTTTCAGAGAGTGTCTGATACCACGCCTTTGACCGTTCCACTTTCACATCGTAGGGGTCAATGCTGTATTTTTCTGATATAACATCCAGCGGCTCCCAGCCTTCCTTAACCAGCCAGCGGCAGTGTTTCAAGTCATAGTCATTTGCCCGTGTCTCCGGGTCTACATACACACGGAAATTATTCAATACATCGTACTTAAAATCCAGATACCCTTCTTCGTTCACTTCCCAGCTCCGCTGAATCCAGCCGCCAAGTTTTGTTGAAAGAGCGTCAATAAATGCGGTTTGCAGCTTATCTTCCAAGTCCTGCTCGTCGTTGATTGCGTTCCATCTGCCCTGCAGGATATCGCTCACACCGACAGACTCGATAGTGGTGGGCTTAAATTTTGCTGTCTTGCGGTTGAGTTGTTCATTTCCCACAAGTGTGCTGATTATGGGTGTGATAATATTATACTTAAGCAGCGGCTTCTTATATTTTGTAGCATTGGTTCTTTCGTCAGACGTAAATGTATCACCATTCAGATACCGCACCGCTTTCTCAGATTCTTCCCTCGAATTCTCGAATGAGTCCCGGCTGTATTTCCAGCACTTTAAGACCTTATCAGCCTGTTTGGACAGGACTCCTGCCGCATATTGTGAACCGGAAGGTGAATCGTTGCTGTATGAATCTTTAGCCATTATGCTGTTTTCCAACTTGTGCTGCCACCGGATTTATCTTCTCCAATCCGATACCGCCACCCTTTTTTGCGCTTTTCATATATTGCAAGACTTGGCAGAACCTTTAATGAACCGTACCGGAGTGCATCGTAGTGATGGTCATCGGCTTTGGTATCAATATCTTCGGGGTCGTTTTCTGCCGATGGTAAATTAGGAAATGTTTCAATACATTGTAAACAATTTTCTGTGAACCGTATCCTTGGCTCACCTTCGTCTGGCACTTCCAGCCCTTCATAGACAATCTTGGCTCCTGCCTTGCGGTCATTGTTTCCCTTAGACAAAAATATACCATCATCACTATAAAAGTCTGCTGGCGAGTATAGCGCACCTTCCTTTTCCGAATGTTTAGTCCAGTAGGCAGGGTCGGCTATATCGTCGTCAAAATCATTTGGCTTGAGCTTATAAGTTTCCCATGTGTACTCGTTGACCATCTTAACCTGCTTGGATGCAGACAGCCCAGTCTCGGTTATTTCATCGAATACAACCATATTCTGGTCACGGTCTACAGCAGCAAACAGACACACAAATGGAGCTTTTGTGCCATAGTCGTAGAACCTGTAAAGGGTGTGGGTATTCTTCTTGAAATGCACGCCATACTGGAAATACGACTGGGGAATCACATGGTGCATGGGGTTCCAGTTATCGAAATAGGTTCCAGCAAATACATCCCATCTCCCTTCCAGCCACATCGCCCTAAGCACTGGGTTTAAATTTTTAAGTTTCCTGACATAATTGGGGTCATTTTTTAAGAGAGTCGGGTTATCAAAGACAGTCGCTGGTATGAAATGGTAGCTGATGCCTTCTTCGTCTACAAACGGTTCGCCAGCTTTATGGTTCTGGTGATAAACATCAAATTCTTCGTTGTATCTGGGCTTGCCAGTAACCACCGGAGGGCAGCGGTCAATGAACTTCTTCTTGAGCCATATATGACCGATATTGCCGGGATTCGATGTGAGACATATCTGCGGCTGGAGTAGCTGGTTATCCGTCCGTGCAGATGTGGAAAGCTCTTCAATCCAGTCTTCAGGGAACTGGTTCGCTTCATCCACGCCAATGAAATTGTAGTTACCACCGATGTAGTTGTCCAAAGCACGCCTGTCCTGACAGTGTACCAAGTAGACCTTGGCTCCAGAAGGGAAGACATAGCATTTGTTCCTTTCCTGCCAGTTGGCGTTATAGAGCTTATACAGCTTATCGCATTCAGGCTTCAGGTTCCTTTCGAGCTGGGGAAACGTCCTACGCATCAGAATGCCGATATAATCAGGAAAATCGATAGACACAGCATCCACAACAGTTTTCACAGCCCTACCCTTGGCTTTCAGCCTTTTCGCTTCTTCAGGCTCGATTTTGCGCCTCATACGCTCATAGTGGTATGCCCTCGGTATCAGGGCTGCCTTCCATGCCAGCATCAAAGATTTCCCACCACCCCTCGCACCGCCATAAAATATCCAGTTAGAAGTGGACTTTAAAAAATCAGTCTGCTTACCGCTGTGGGGTCTGAACTTGTACTTAGAAATCACGGGGTCTGTTCCTGTCTGATTCCTGAATGAATGCTCTCGTCTTAGGCTTCCTATCATCAGCCTTTTTCCTTTCAGCTATCTCCTGCTGCTCCCAAGACCGAACTGCTGCCTGCCAATCTTTCATCTTGTTCTTCCCAATCATCCAGCCCTTGGATTCATAAAAGGCTATGAACTTCTTTGCATTAATAGAATTTCCACGCTCTTTGCAATATTCTTTAACTTCTTTTTCTGTTGGTATATTAAATACTGCTTTTTTATTATTATTAGTTATTATTACTTTATCTTTATCTTTGTATATAGCTTTATCTTTATCTTTATCTTTAGCTTCATGCATGACCCTTACATGACCCTTAGATGACCCTTGCTTGACCCTACCTTGACCCTTAGATGAACCATCCATGACCCTTACATGACCCTTGGTAGCTTCATCGATGGGTCTAAATGTTATACCGTATTTCTGTAGTTTGTCGTATACAGACTTGTGTACCCTGTTGCTTTGATTTAACTCTTCAGGTGTAGCTGCATTATACTGAAATTGGATAAATTTTGGTATAAACCACTTACCATTATCTAAGTATTCTATCCTATTTTTGAATACTTCCAGTATCTTACCCTCATCTAATTCCTCACCTATGAAAAGACTCATTATATCTATATCTGGCTCAAAAATTCCAGCATGGTCACACTGACTGATTATATACCACCATACACTCTTATATCTCGGTGATAAACTGCGAAACCATCTCTTCTTCCATATGTCTGTGTCAAAGTACCTCTTTGCCATTACTGTTCCTCTCTCTTTTGTTGTATGTGTTACTGTCTGACTTTATATTCTCTATTAACTCCTGTCTGGTATTACCCTCAGCTATCGTGATATACCTGCCAGACTTAGTCCTCTTCTGTGCGTAAAATTTCGGCTTTTGATTCTTTTCCATTACTGTTTAACCATTCCATTACATCTTCTAATTTATACCTGATTAACTTACCACCACCATTCGTATTATTAATAGCAGTAGGTAAAGGATTATCCTGATTCCTCCACTTATATACACACTGACGAGATACACCCAGTATGCTGCATAATTCACTGGTCTTTATTAATTTTAACATTCTTACTTCTTCTCCTTTTTCTTTTTCTACTTGGCTCCTTCTTCTGCTTGCTCGGTGCATTCCACCACCATCCATTACCGTTTGCCCTGAATAACTCTAACCTGTCACTGATGTATTTAGGGTCGTCTATATCATCACAGTATGGAAAACCTATTGTCCAATTCTTCCAGTCAGAATTAATCGTTTTCATCACCTAAATCACGGTAACTTATAAAACCTTGCTTGGTGTCCTTCTGTGCAAATCCTGCACCCAATGGGCTGTTATGCAGCTCCATGTCCCAATCAGGCTCCGGTGGCTCTAACTCCTTACCGCAATCTACACAATTCAAAGACTCAGGTACGTTGTTTTCCTTCTCCTCTGGCTGGTATTCAGTGGTTAAATGCTCACAAAAATTGCTCTCCTTACTGAATAAATGGATGTACAACGGAGTCATCTCACCCATATGAGAACCAGCTATGTTATACTCGAAAAACTCATCAGCCTCATCAGGACTCATGTCCTTCTCTAACTTCTCCAACATCAACCTCCGGTCATATACCAACCGTCCATCACCATCTGCACCAACTACACAATCATCGTAACCATCTACCTTTAATGTCAAATCATTACCGAAGACCTCAACTATTTCACTAATATTTAATGCCATTTATCTCTCTCTTATTTTACGGCTCCAAGGCGTTCCTGCCTTATTCATGCGCTGCCTCCTCTTCTTTGTCTCCTTCTCGTCACGAATCAGTAAGGTGATACCGCAAACTAAAAAGGTGAAAAGACAGCCTAAAA